ACTTCAATATAATTTTGTAAATCTTCATCCAAAATAAAACTTAAAGACAATGCTTCAAAAGTAAGTGTATCACCTTCAAGAGCCTTGTTCATAAAAGGACTAACCTCAACTGTTTCACCAAGAACAACTGTAGGTAAAGAAAGTCGTTGGCAAAAAAATTGCACTCCTTTCAATCTTGAAAATGATATATCAAAACTATTTACATTTAGCTGATTTAAATTGGTTGGTTGTGAATCTGTAAGTTTGCTCATTTATTTATTCTCAGTAAGTATTTCTACATTTTCAATTTCTTCTTCTTTTATATCTTCAATATTTATATCTTCAGATATAGCTAATTTTCTTTTATACCATTTCAAAGCATCACCATGAACAGTTATCATATGCTTATAAAACTTATTTTTAATATCCATTTTTTTTCTCCATTCTCTTTTCAAAAACGCCATGTCCATGTAAGAAATAATCCGAATCCCCAAAGACTTGTGATGTCATCATCTTCAATATTCTGTTCCATATCGAATTGAAATTCGGGGACCCACCATTCTCTTTGTTTGATCATTTTATCTCTACTCTGTGAAAAAGAGGACAAATGGATCAAACTGGCATTCCAAAAAGCACACTTGTCCTCTTATATATTCAAAAACAGAATCTTGAGATTCTGTGTGTATATATATATTTATAACACTTTACAATTAACTACTATATGAAAATTAACAAAAAAGTAACAGGATTCTTTATTTTTCTTCACCTTGGAGCTCTTCTAGCACTTCTCCCATCTACATTTTGTTGGACAGCTGTAGGTCTATGCGTGTTTATGTATTGGCTAACTGCATCTGTTGGAATCTGTTTTGGATTTCATAGATATTTAACTCATAGAGGCATGATAATGCCAAAGTGGTTAGATTACTTTATAGTATTCTGTGGAACACTCGCCTGTCAAAACGGCCCCTTGAAATGGGTAGGTCATCATAGACAACACCATCAATTTTCAGATACAAAAAAAGACCCACATGATGCTAACCGTGGATTTTGGTGGTCGCATCTTGGATGGATGTTATATACACAAGATAGTGATGAAGCTAAGACCATAGAACAATATACAAAAGACATTAATCAAGATAAATTCTATCAATTCTTAGACAAATACTTCATTTATATTCAAGTAGGTTTAGCAATTGATTTCTATTTACTAGGTGGTATTTCTTGGGTAGTATGGGGAATCTTTGTAAGATTAGTTCTTGTGTATCATGTAACATGGTTCGTCAATAGTGCGTGTCATATGTGGGGATATAAAAACTATAATATTAAAAATGATTTATCCACAAATTGTTGGTGGAGTGCATTATTAAGCTTTGGTGAAGGATGGCATAACAATCATCATGCAAATCCAAAAAAAGCTAAGCATGGATTAAGAAAACATGAACTTGATTTTACTTGGATGTTTATATGGTTTCTTTATAAACTAGGATTAATAAGTAACTTGAAAACTTAAACCAAATCGACATACATAATATAACATAAAGAAAAGCCCAATACAAGGAAAAAGTTAAGAATATTTGATGCCTTTTCTATTTAAATGCATCCGGTTAACTTGATGTTCTATTTGTATCTCCTCTTTTGACCTACCATCATACTCAACAGCCATATGTTCTTCGATCATTAATTGATTGATATTCACATCATCAACAATAATCTCTCCTAATATTCTGCCATATTTTCCCTTCTTATCCAGATGGGTTCTTAAAGTAATACATGAACCTTTCTGACATTGCTCTTTCAAAAACTTGGCAGCCAATTTGCCGTAAAATTTTTCTTCTTTATCTCTTGTACGCGATTCAGGAGTATCAATACCATACAACCTTATTCGCTGCTTGGCAAGAATCATACCAAAACCCAAATCAATATCTACATCTACGGTATCACCATCTACTATTCTTCGTATTTTAGTTTTATATTCATGCATCTTATTTCATTGAACATGGCATCCAAACCTTTTCATCTTTATGATAATGAATGTTTCCCCCACAACGCAACCACTCTGCGGCTTTTAATGCTTCTAATGGTGTTTGATAAGTATGATCAAAAATGTTTTTAGAATTAGTAACTCCCTCTGGAGCCATATTAACTCCCTCTGGTGCCATAAACGGAACAGTAGGATGTTGTTGATGTGGAACACTACGCCTATGTTTTGGTTGTTTATGTATAACTGTTTCATTTTGTTCTATAAAAGAACCAAGCAATTCAAAAAATGTTTCTTTATTTCTATAACCAATAAGACGAGCAATTTCTTTATCATCCCATATAATAAATGTAGGTGTTTCTCTAATTGGTTGTAAACGACCTTCATCAAAAGCTTTTGCTATCCACTCCGGCATATCACCTTCCATAGTAATTACCTTCAAAGGAAGATACTCTGAATATTCCGTTTCATAGTATGTTGGTTTAACTTCGTTTAAAAAAGATTGACAATAACTACAATGTGGATTACTAAACATTAATAATTCTGCAGCTGCAACAGGAAGGGAAAATAACAAAAACAAACAGGCTAGTAATATTTTTTTCATATTGTTCTCCAAACAAAAAAAGAGGGATAGGGACAAGTCCCCATCCCCCTCATTTAAGAAAAAACTTGAATTACATCAAGTTTGTAACTTTAACCTTACGATAGTAAGAGTTGGTTGTTAAGCTCGTAAATGGATTAGAAACAAAACCATACCGAGTCTTGAAAGCAATCTTCGGTTGGAAAGTGTTCTCACCCATTGCTCTAACCATCTGCAACGGAACGTAAGGACAATAGAACATACCAGCGTCGTAAGGAGAAGTTCCTTTATAACCAACACAAAGCATATGCTCGTTAGTGTGTACATAGTAAGGATCAACGAAAACTTTCATTCCGTTAACCGTACCAACCATTGTGCTAACGTGAGTATCATTGTTTACACTCTGCTGCATAGCAGGAGCATAATCAAGAACACCAGCCATAGCCAATGCAGATGCAACATCATTCGTAGTAATGATAAAGTTACCTTTACCGCGTCGAGTTGCAATAGAGATAGCATTCGCTTCACGTTCTACTTGATACAACAAACCTTTGAATTTCTCAACCATCCAACGACCATTAGAGTCGGTGTTAAGATCGAAAACGCCAGCGGCAGTAGTTTCAGAAGTAGCACCAGCAGTTGCGCCGATGTAGATTTTACGAATTACTTCTCGGTTAATTTCAGAGAGGATCTCAGAAGAAAGAATATTCGCGAGTTCCGTTTCAGCATCCAAACCGTGAACGGCTTTAAGATCCTGTGCAAGTTCCGTTGAATACTCTGCTTTGAGAGCTCTTGTAGTAGCTTGTACCATAGTTTTATCAATGGTAAACGCCATGGCACTCAATGCTTGAGAACCATCACCCATTGCTTCACCAGCTGCCGTTGCTACGCCTTCACCAGTTGTCCATGTGCCATCAAACGGATTGTTTGTAGCATCCATAGCAACATGACTAGAACCAGCATCACCAGAATGATCGGTGTCGGCTTCGTTAAACAATGCTTCTGCTCCACCCTGCGTATCATACTTAGCTTTCATCGCAAAGATCAATCCCGTAGGACCGGTCATTGGTTGAACGCCACATACGTCATAGGCAATCATTTGAGGCATTGCTCGGCGTACTAGAGAAATAAGAATCGGATCCCATTTTGCAACTCCACCAGAAACTTCTCCAGCCGTACCAGGACGAGCCCAGTTGCCAGAACTATTAGCAGGTGCAGCTTCTGCCAAATGTTCTTCGGCGAGAAACTTTTCTTGATTCTCTAACAAACGCAATGTTACATCACGCTTATACGAGTCTTTAATTTCAGGAAGATCGGCATGCTCCATTACTGGTGCCCATTTTTCCTTGATTGATTCAGATAAATACATTTGTATCTCTCCTTCTTATTAATTTAAAATTTTAATTTGAACATCTTCACATTCACTTTGTCCATATATTTAAAATAAGGTTACTTCTTTAAGTTAGAAATTGCAGCCATAACACTATCCATTGAACTATCACCTGTTCCATCGGTTACTTTTTTATTTGTTGCTGCTGTAGCCTTATTATCTTTATCCAGTTTCTTGTCTGATTTAAAGTAACTGTTTTTAATAATATTTAGTTTTTCTTTATACTGTTCATCAGTATCGTACTCAACATCTTCGGTCAGCTCTTTCATTTTTTCAATGTCCGTGTCAACCATACCTTCTGTTATATCTCGGAATGCGTCTTTAGCTCTATAAGTATTTAAATCTTTCACCGTATCCATATGCTTTTGAGTAGCTTCGTCAAGTTTAGTTTCCAGTTCGGCAACTTCTTGTACAAGACTTTCAAAGACATCTTCCTTCTCTGCTGGAACATCAATGTAATGTTCCTCAAACAACTTCTTCAAACCAGAAATAAAGCTCTCTGTGACTTCGTTGCGAACACCTTGTTCAACAGCGAGTTTATTTTCTTCCATCCATTCTTTAACAACATAATTCATATACTCATCCAATTTTTCTGTCATTTCTGTTTGCATAGTTTCTGTTTTTTCTTCAATATCTTTCTTAGATTCTTCACGAACTTGCTTACGAATCTTAGCAATCTTAGACTTAACTGCAGCCTCAAAGATTGTAGCAGCTTTCGTTTTGAAATCTTCTGAAAGTTCTTCACCATCTATAAGAGCAGAAACATCTTCAGAAACATCAATCTCTAATTCTTTTTCTTCTTTCTTGGATTTAGATTCATCTTTGTCATCTTCATCATCTTCGTCATCATCTTTTTTGTCTTTATCTAACCAAGGAGGCATACCCTCTTTTTTAGATTTGCCTTCTTTTTTGGACTTAGATTCCATTTCTTCTTCGTCATCTTCGTCATCATCTTCGTAATCTTCGTCATCATTTTCTTTTTTTGTTTTACCTTCTGCTTTTGCAGAAGCATTAGATTTTTTAGCTTTCTCTTCGCTGTTC